CTTGTCCATCTTCTACGATGGGGTCAATTACTTCAGTAGTAGCACTAGCATCATTTATTATTTCTTCATTGCTCATTTGGAATCCTGTCCTTCTGCTCGGTTGTTCCTATATACCGTAAAAAATTTTACCTATTTGTTTTAATTTATTGCATTCCCATCAAAAGTTGTTGTAAAACTTCTGGTGGAAGACTTTCTAAACCAGCTGGAGCTGGTGGTGCTGGCACCTGACCGCCAGGGCCTGTTAAAGGCGGAAGACCTTGTCCACCTTGTTCAGACTGCATGGCTGCCATTAAATCTGGGGTCATACCAGGGGGTAGACCTTGCCCTTCTAAGGCTGCTTGGTCTGGAGCGACTGGCATACCTTGAGGAGCTGGTTGAGTTATATAAGCTTCTGCGTCTTTTACGCCAAAGCCTGTTCTCAAAACATATTCTGCTAGTTTTGGCAGATTTACTAGGCCAGCTTGGGCAAATGGTTGTAGGGCAGAAACTATTTGTAGGGCCATATCTCTACGGAAAGCTTCATTTCTTGGGGCTGTAGAACCAGCCTCAACAGTAAAGTCAAATTCACCAGAAATATAATCTTTATCAAATGTTAACCATATAGGTGCAGCTTCTGTGCCTACTATTCTTACAGTTTGCTCTCCAGTTAAATATTGCTGGGCTAACATAATTAAGTTTGCAGCACAGGCAGCTATTGAATTTTCTATGGCAATTAACTTTTCAGCTACTCTAGCATTACCAGCTTCAGCAATGATTGATGCTTCGCGGGCAGTTCTAGTTGTTTCTGGAATAGAGCCACGTTGATATTCTGATACACCAGAAACTCTGTCAATATCATTTTCAATCAATGTTGACTGATTATAATAATCTTGTGGGTTGATGTACGCCGGCATTGCTACAACAACGTTTTGTAGATTCTCATTACCTTTAACAGGAACTAATACGTTGTCTTCATCTGATGCCAAAGCTTGACGTCCAGCATCATCAAATGCGTTTTCACTAAATAGATATTTGCGGGAGAAACGCTTTCTGTGGTTCATCATCTGTGTACGAGTTTCGTTTAATTCCATCTGCAATGGTTCGATAGCCTCGAGCTCACCCATTGGATAGAACAAACCAGGAATTTCATAGTTACGCAACATAATAAATGGATGACCAAATACATATGGCATCTTGGTTGGCTTAACTAAGAATTTGTCACCAGTATCTGAGAAGATGCACATCTCACCAGTGTCAATATTATAATATTCAAATACATTGCACATTGAATCATCTGAATCATAATTATATGCATAGGCATTGGTTGCTACATAATCAGCACCTTGTTGTGCTACTGCAGGACCTACATCTTTTCTAGCTGAATAATCATAACGTTCATCATTTCTAACATCTTTTAATGTGCGGCGACTTCTTTGTGCAATCCAACGAATATCATTCATATCTGTTGCATAAGGGTCAACGTACATGCTAAATGGGTCAACGCGCTCTAAGAATGGACGGTCTTCTCTAATTACAAATGTTGATTCAACGTCACCAACTATTGGTGGATTGCCAGTTGCAGCTTCATCAGCCGTATCTTGAATATCATCAAGCTTTTTTTCTTCAACAAAACGATAACCAGTTTTAACCCAACCATGACCAAGAATCAAATAATCTTTTACTGCTCTTTGAAACTCTGGCTGACAACCATAATGCTGCCACCAATAGTTAATAATTGATTCTGTTACTACAGCTTTATCACCATCTTCTGGTTTGCGCGGATTAACCATAATCTTTGGACGACCAATAGAAACAGCAGGAGCTAGTGTGTTAATAGTTGAGAATGCAATATTAACAAGCAATCTGTCATTAACTGAATAACCACGATAGTGTTTACCGCGATACAAATTAATTAAACGTTGCCACAATTGAGGATAATTTTGTTGGTTTAACCACTTTTGTGACGAATCAATTTTTTGTCTATACTGACTTAATTTATCTGAATTACTTTGTCTTGCCATATTAACAATCCCACTTCTTTAATGCCAACGCTTTACGTGTTGGTCTTCCTTTAGAATCCTTCATAGGACCAGGCATTCCACCCATTCTTGCACAGAATGATTTGCGACGAGCAGCAGCTTTAGGAGACTTCTTTGCTTGCTTAGCAGAAACTGGTGGCTTGAGATTCATGCCCTGTGCTTTTGCAGATGCACGACCTTTAGCATTTAATCCACCCGCAGGGTTCTTACCTTCTTTGCGTTGCCATGCTGGTGTTTTAGCCATTATTTCTTTAGCCCTTCTCCAATTGCCGCTAATCTACAGTAACCATTTGGTTCTGCTTTTTCCACAATGATGTGGCATCCTTTCATTTCTGGACACCAGAAAGCACAGTTAGAACATTTAACTCCCATTGCTTTCTTTTCATTCTGTGCTGGTGGTTCATAACCAACCCAAATGCCATTGCCATCATTATCAGCCAACTTACCATACTCTTTAACTATTTCAAACATAGCTTCAACGTAATCAGCTTCTGCTGGAGCAAGTTTGATAATTGGATTAGTCACACCTTCAGGCAAATCTTCCATTTCTTTTTCTTTTTCTTCTTCAGGCTTGCCAATCATAATAGCAATCTTGAATGCTTCACCCATTGGTGTTTGTGACTGTTTCATTATTTTTTCTTCTTCTTTTTAGCGGCGTTCATATTATCAACTAAGTTAGGATAAGGACGACCAGCCTTTTTTGCTGATGCCTTAGCCTTAGCCTTTTGTGAAGGCGTTAACTTAGTTGACTTCTTCTTTGGATTTTTTTTATCCCATACAGGAGTAGTTGTGCTATTCACATCATTCATATCCCTCATTTGAACATTTGGACTAGGCATTACTTAGCGCTTGAATAGAATCCGTAAGAAACTGTAATGATTCCAGAAGCAGATACAAAGGTTGTTGGGTTTGCAAAGTACACACCAAATTCTGCAAGTCCGGCTACACTACCTCTAAAGTTTCTTGTGTAAAATGATGGTGTTGAACCAACAACACTTTCAACTTGAGCTGTCAATGAAGCATCTTCTGCATCGTTTAATGACCACAATGCTGGAGAGGTTTGGTTTGGTGCTGCACCACCCCAGAATGAAATTGTTCCATCCCAACCATTAGTTGATTCAATAGTCAAAGCAAGTGTGTCATAACCTGCGCAATTAACTGGTGCCCAGTCTGATGTTGGTGTTGCTAAAGTACTATCATAAGTGTATTCGTATTGCAATATCATTATTTACCTCTTACTCTTTTTAGTCTAGGGTTTGCTTTTTTTGCAGCAGGTGATGCTTTACGTGAAGCATTTGCAAGTATTGCTCCTGCAGCTTCCATGCTATAACCACCCTTCTTGGCTATTTGCTTTTGTACTGCTTTAAAGCCAGGATGCTTTTTAGATTTCATTTCTTTTTTGCCTTTCCAGCTTCACTAAGTGCAATAGCAATTGCTTGCTTGCGCGACTTAACTACCTTTGCTTTCTTTGGTCCCTTTGGGTCTACTCCACTGTGCAATGTGCCAGCTTTGTATTCCTTCATTACCTTAGAAATCTTTTTTTGTGCTGCCGTCTTCTTTTTCATTATTTCTTTTTCTTATTTTTAGCAGCCTGTGAACCAGCACCTGTGTACTTCTTTGTTATTACACCTTTTGTACTAGTAAGTCCTTTGCTTGTTTTTTTAAAAGAAGCATTTGGACTAAGTTGTGCCTTTATTATTTCTGCTGATTTCTTAAGATTTTTCATACTGAATGGATTAAGTCCTTCATCAACAGTCTTACGAATTGTGTCTGTCTTATAATCTGCAACCTTCTTTTTGCGAGCAGCATCTGTCTTTATTCTTCTTGCAAGATTTTCAGTAGCGGCACCTCTATTTGCCTGTGCTGTCATACGTGCAGCCTGAGTCTTTCTTGCCTTTGGCGATGCACCTGGACCTGGGTAGTCAATTGGGGCATTTGGTCTATTAACTGCTGGACCCTGTGCTGCATTAAATGCCTGTGCCATTGTTGGCTTTGCTGGGAGTTTCTTTCCTTTTGCCATTTTATTTGCTCGCTTTCTTTGCTGTTGATAGTTTTTTCTTTGCTATAGTTAATCTTTTTTGGGCTTTAGTTAACTCTTTTTTTGCTTCTTTTACTGAAGGTACTTCTATTTTCTTATATTTAGCTGCCTTGCTAATCTTCATTTTCTTTGGCGGATTAATTTTAGCTTTCATCAGATTTCTTTTTTCTTGTTGGTTTCTTTAAATGCCATTCAATATGGCCATCAAGTTTATCATTTATTTTATCTATCTTGCCGGCCAATACACCATGCTGTTCAGAGCTTTCTCTTCTAAACTGCTGAACTAAAACCATAAGAGGACCGCCAATAACAGCGACAAGAATAGGAACGAGCCAATCAGCCACACTAAATCAGTTCCTTGCGTGCTGGAATCTTTTCAATTTCTCCAGCTTTAAATCTTGGGGAGTCTTCCATAATTCTTTGCTGCTCTCTTTCAGTTGGGCCATGGAATGCTTCTTGCCCATGAGTAAATCCCAATCGAACACTTTTAACATGACATCTAAAGCAAAGCTGTCTCTTTAGGTCATTTTCCGATTCAA